GATACAAGAGGAACTCTCTTCTTTGAAATCTGCCGAATTGCTAAAGCAAAACGAATACCATATCTTTTCCTTGAGAACGTCAAAGGATTGCTTAATCACGACCATGGAAGAACTTTTGGAGTCATCCTCGCTACGTTGGATGAACTTGGGTATGACGTTCAATGGGAATGTGTTAACAGCAAGAATTTCGGAGTCCCGCAGAATCGGGAACGAGTATTTATTATCGCAAATCTTAGAGACAGAGCCCGACCAAAAGTATTTCCTATCGGAGAGTGCTATGCAACGGATGGTGAACCGTGCGCAGAAACACAAGGAGAAGGGGAACGGGTTTCAACAAACTATTTACCAACGCTCGACGCACACTACTATAAAGGCGGTGGAACTCGGGCAGTCATCGACGAATCAGCAGGACATGTTCGAACAACTCAATGGCGACGAACACACTTCCGAGACATAAAAGGAAACTACACGCCAACGCTGACAGCTAACATGGGTACGGGTGGTAACAATGTTCCGTACGTTGAAGTGAAAGCTGTACTCACACCTCAGCGCGAAGAGAAAAGACAAAATGGTCGACGCATCAAAGAACACAATGAGCCGTCATTCACAATCACAGCACAAGACAGGCACGGAGTTATCGTAGGACAAAAGTTAAGGAAGCTGACACCACTTGAATGCGAACGCTTGCAATCATTGCCTGATAATTGGACGAAGTGGTATGACGATGGATCGCTCGTATCTGATAATCAGCGCTATGAGCGCTGTGGTAGAGCTGTCACGATTAATGTTATTCACGAAATAGGAAAGAGGTTACCACTATGAAGTCATGGAGTTTTGAATCGAGAGAAGTTGCAGACAAGTTTGATAAGCATGTAAGAGAACAGCTCCCGTGGTATGACATGATTACAGACGCGGTTGTTTACATCGCGCGAAACTATTTGACTGAAGGTAATCGCATCGTTGACATCGGTGCATCGACAGGCAATCTATCACGCAAACTTTTACCACTTGCGAATGAGCGCAAAGGTAAAGTGTTAGCAATAGAAAAGAGTTTGCCAATGATTTGTAAGATGGATGGCATGGAAGATGTAGGCGTGATCCATGGCGACGTAACCGAGGTAGATATACCTGAAGCGCAAGTGTACATTTTATTTTTAACGATGATGTTTATACCCGTCGACAAAAGACAAAAGCTACTCGACACACTTCAAGACAAAGTAAAGGTGGGTGGATGTGTGATCATTGTTGATAAGATATGTGATCACAGCGGATACTTCTCAACGGTCATGAAACGATTGACATGGCATTGGAAGATACAGCAAGGCGCGGAAGCTGAAGACATTATCAATAAAGAGATGTCCCTTGCAGGCGTGCAGATCCCGCTTGATAATTATTTTGTTGAAGATGCAAAACAATTTTTTAGAATGGGTGAGTTTGCAGGTTGGGTGATTGAATATTAATTGGAGACATTATGAAACAACATAAATGGCATAAAGAAAGGATAAGATGATGAGTAAAAAAGATGAAGCACTAAAGAAATGTTTAAGAGTATTAAACCCAATAGCAAATGAAAATGTATATGAAACTCAATGGATAGATTCTGCAATTCACGCTGCTTATGAAGCATTAGAAGAAAAAGAATGGCAAGGATTAACAGAAAATGAGTTATGTAATGCTTTATTTTTACAAAAACCAATATCAACTGAAATAGCAATTATTTATCATGCAATAGAAAAAAAACTAAAGGAAAAGAATCATGGCACAACATAAATGGGCAAAGGAAATACACGCATGGGCTGATGGTGCAAAAATTGAAGTTAGCAATTATGTATCTAAACTTGGTCAATGGGAAGAATGGGCTGATGAACATAACCCAAATTGGAATGATAAATATGTTGAATATCGCATTAAACCACAACCTAAAGATTTGCAATATAAGCCTGAAGATAGATTTGATATGGAACAAAAGATAATTAACTTTGGAAGTATTTTAGATGATTTAAAGTTAGTGAATGACTATATAGGTGACGATAGAATTGATGCACTTATTAAACTTTATCAACTTAAATATGATGACTTATGGAATTGTTTTGAAAAGGTGATTGAAAATGGCACAACATAAATGGCATAAAGAAATACACGCATGGGCTGATGGTGCTCAAATACAAAGTTTACGGCATCCAAAAAGTGAGTGGTTAAAAGACCCTTGTCCTAGATGGGCAGAGAATGTTCAATATCGCATTAAACCACAACCTAAAGAGCCACAATATTTGTATGTGTTTTTAAAAGAACAATATCAATATATTATTTCAACAAAAAAACCTACATTAAGTTCTCCTTATTTGGGTGAATACATAGGCAAAATTAAATTAGAGGAAAGCGACAAATGATTTTACTTACAGAAAAAGAAAGACAACTTTTAAAAGAGTCAGCAAGCAATATAAGCATGCATGCATTTCAAAGACTTCAGCCACATGAGAGACGGAAGTATTGGGAGACGCTTGATCGAGCTATTCATTCGGTTATGCTGACGCATCCTGAAGCATTCACTCAAAAAGCTGTGAATGATATGAATGAAAAGATGAGAAACAAACAAGCTTACGCGCGATACTAAATGAAATGTTTACTTCTATCAGCTTGCATCATGTTAAGCAGTGGATGCGCTCAGATAGCTACAAGCGTTGCAACGCAAGCAGGTGTGCAATACGCAGGGGAGAAATATTTAATTGCGCACAAAAGCCCTGTAATTAAATGCAATCTATACAATGTTATTCAGGGTAACAAGATGTGTAGGGTAAGCATGGTTTATAATGTAAGTTATCAACGGAGAAAAAATAATGGCAACACAAGCGGTACATAAAAGCAAGCGACACGCTAACCCTATGCAAACAAGGAATGGCAAGCCTAAGCTCAAGGCGTTCGATTTAAAAGCACTCTATGCTTTATTAGAAAAGACTGAGAAGGGTAAGAAGCACCACAAGATAGCCCGAGAGATTGCTAGAAAAACTAGCTTAGCTTAATGGTTTTGCGTATATACAATCTATATACAAAGCACATAATTAACTCATACGCAATAAGCGTACAACATTTAAGGGGAATACTATGTGGACTACTCCATCAGCTACTGAAATGAGATTTGGCTTCGAAGTAACTATGTACGTTATGAACAAGTAATGGTCATTGTAACTGACTGTTATTAGCGTATAATACGAAGTGGGTCTGATCCCACGAGGTACCCGTAGGGTGCTGAGTAAAACCTATCGTACCGCAACTATGTATTAAAGATAGCGATTGCCGTGATAGGTCTTTACTTTGGTTTCATCTAGGTTACAGAAATACGGATTACCGTAACCTAACATAGGTTTATGCTTAATTGCCGAACCTATATTGGCAAAGCTTGTATCGCCATAAGATAAAAGCAGGGGAGCTTCGGCTCCCTTTTTTATTGCCTAAAAGTCGCGACTATCATCCATCATAATGGTTAATAGACGTTAAAAATGCCTATACCAACCATTTAAATAGTCAATATATTACTTTTTTGTATTTAATTATTAAAGTTTCATGCACTTTTTATTGAAATTTCATGCACTTTTTGATATTTTAAGAGACTAATTTGTAAGATTAAGTGCTTGATTTATATATAAAAACAAGCTTTTTTGCCTGCCACTAGATGTAAAGTATATTTTACATGCAAAAAGGCCTTGACAAGCCTATATTGTTTAATCTAAAATTACATCACTATCAATTGATAGATAACTTAAACAACTAAAACGAAAGCGAATTTATATGAAAACAATAGACTTACAAGTAACAAAAGTAGACACTCTAGGCTTACTCTTAGCTCAAATTGCAGAATTAGAAGCTAAAGCTACAGCAATCAAACAATCCCTCAAAGAAGATGGTCAAGGTATATACGAAGGCTCAATGTTCAAAGCCAACGTCATCGTATCTAATCGCTCAACTGTAGATTTCAAACAAGTATTCGCAGAATGCTCAGTACCTGCTGAAGTTATTGCTCGCAATACTAAAGCACAAGAAATCGTAACCGTTAAATTAACTTCAAGATAAGGGGATCAACATGAAAACAGTACCATTCGCAGATTTACTCAAAGAAGCTGTAAACAAAGAAGGCATCCTATCAACATGCTACAGCCGATTCCATCAATATAGCATCGGTAATCAATTATGGCTATGGTCACAAACGGAAGACCGTGGCGAACAGCTTGGTCCCGTAGCAACCCTTAAAAAATGGAATGAGCTTGGTCGTAAGGTTAAAAAAGGTTCTAAAGCTTACGCAATGCTTTTGCCTGTAACCGTGCCGAAGAAGGATAAGGCAGGCAAAAAGATTGAGGGCAAGTTCTCAAGATTCTTCATGCCACGCGATCTATGGTTCACAGTACACCAAACAGAGGGCGAGGACTTTGTTGAAACACAAGTCACGCCTGAGTGGGATAAGCAAAAAGCCCTCGATACATTACTTATCAAAGAAAATGTATATGAATCAGCCGACGGTAATTGCCAAGGTTATGCAAGCTTCCATAGCTTCGCGGTCAATCCTGTAGCTGTATACCCACACAAGACAACCTTCCATGAGCTTGCTCACATCGTGTTAGGTCATACCACTGAGCACACTATGTCAGACTCTGAATTGACACCAAAAGACATCCGCGAAGTAGAAGCTGAGTCAGTAGCTTACATCCTATGCTCAATCTTAGGCTTAGATGGTTTAGTCGAGTCACGCGGTTACATTCAACATTGGTTGAAGGATAATCAGATCGACGATAAGTCAGCACAAAAGATATTCTCTTGTGCTAATACGATCCTTAACGCAGGAAAGGTGGCATAAAGGGTCTTTTTAAGCGTTTTGAGACACTTTTGAGGGTTGGGTATAAGGTTACCCGCCCTCGAGGGTAAAAATGGCTCAAAATGGCTTATTTTTAATGTAAAAAAGTTGTTGACAGCACTATTGTTTAATATATAATTACACCTACGAACACATTGGTTCGGTTTATTTAAAAGCGAAAGGATTCAAAATGCTCTATTACGCAATCACTCACAATGAGGTATGGGACTTAGGTCAACATCCATCCATCGAACGCGCTGACTATCACGCCGTTGATCAATTCAATATGCACAAAGCTCCAAGTGGCTATGTTGTTGTTAATTTCAGAGAACTTGAAGCAATCAAAAACATACTTGACCGACGCGGTGTCGGCGTTTACTAAGGAGAAAATCATGGAAGATAAATATTCAGTGTTAAAGCGTTATATCGAAAACCGTCAAAAATACGGTTACTCAGACGAAGAATTGTTTGAGATGCGTGCCTCATTCGGTGAAGACGAAGAGGTAGTTGACATCTTTACAGGTCAGACGATTGACCTAGGCAGACGATCATGAGCTTCATGGTCGTTGACGCGGTAACCGACGAAATCGTCGAGAGCAACTTCGAGTATAAGCATCACGCAGAGTTATTCATCGAAGTGCATGGCAAGGATTATCCTGACGCAGAACTCATTGTGGAGTCAGCATGAGCCGACCAACGTATGAATCAAAAGAAGACTTGACGCACGAAAACAATATCAAACCTGTATTAGAAGCCAAGTGGAATTGTACGCTTAACAAACTATCTTACAAGTATCAACTTGATTGGTTGGCTATGCGTGGCAAAGATTTGATGGCTTTCGTGGAATTCAAACATCGTGAAAAGTTATCTATTGGCGCATATCCTCGCTACATGATGTCGCTCGACAAGTGGATGAAAGCAAAACAGCTATGCAAAGAAGTTGAGATTCCATTCATTATGGTGATTACATTTGCCGAAGGAACTTACTACGGCGTCTTTCCACATAATGGATTGCATGATGTTGCATATATGTGGGGAGGTCGATATGATCGTGGGGACAAGCAGGATGTAGAGCCTATGGTTTTATTGCCACTAAAAAAATTTATGAAGATTGAGGGAGCAATACTATGATTGGTACAAAAGAGAACATGAGAGTTGGTGACATTGTCAGAGCTTATGACTTTGCGCCGAGACTTGGATGCCCTGATTGTTTTATTATTGGCAAGGTGACTGCAATAGAAGGATCGTTTTTTGTTGCTGACACTTTGATGCGTGTTTGGGATGGAAAGGTTGAGCATCAAAACAAGCTTGAAAACCACATCAAGCACAGCTTCCGCGCGTTATGCCAAGGCGAAATGGGCTTTGATAAAGAGTACGAACGTGTTACAATACTTGCATGATAAATTTTCATTATGAAACTTTTCCTAACTTTGGATTTATGAAAGCTGTTCTTTCTGACGATCAAATTAAACCAATTAAAGATGAAATTAATTTTATTAAAAATAATTTTGATAATGCAACAAAAATTAACAATACGTTAGCGGGTAATATTGAAAAAGAATTTGAACTAAAAAGCTCTCATACTTACATTGAGTCTTTACTTTTGCCCTTGGCGCAAACTTATTTAAATGCAAATGATTATAAAAACCACTTGTTACAATTTCATGAAAGATGTGTTTGTTCTAAAGATAAAATATTAGAGATTAAATTAATTAAGGCATGGGTAAATTTTCAAAGGAAACATGAATTTAATCCTATGCATATGCATGAAGGATTTTTAAGTTTTGTGATTTGGGTTGATATTCCATTTTTAATTGATGATGAATTAAAACAATTACACGTCAAAGATTCAAATTCAAAAACAAGCAGTCAATTTTGTTTTGTATATACTGATATTTTAGGAAATATAAAAATGTTTCAAATTAAAGCTGATAAAAATTTTAATAATGGGTTGTTATTATTTCCTGCTAAGCTAAATCATATTGTTTATCCTTTTTTTACATCCGATGAATCAAGGATTTCTGTTTCAGGTAACTTTGGATATAAAAACTTAAATGAGTCAGCATAGATATGTTGGTTTAATAGATGGCGAAAAAATGCGTGGCTTTCATTCGCGCGCAGAATTAGAACATTGGTTAAAAGATAAACCCGAAGCAACTTACATCAAGTATTCAGTTAAGCGCGAGAAAAAAGAAAAGATTGATTTAGATATATACGAACTAGCGCCTTTCTAATTTGGTTTATGTTTTATGGTTTATTGTTTATGGTTTATGGTTAGCATTGCGACTGTGATGCGACAACTAAGATAGTGGCATTGCGATCGCATAATTCTCGCATTGCGTTCGCATAAAATTCCCCCGAAAAGAAAATACAAACTAAAAACAATTTGTGCTTACTTATTGTTTGACTTATCCCATATGTCCGTTTACATTCTATTCCATTATGTCAGAGACAGCTATCACAAAGAAGAGAGTCGTATCATCTTACGAAGGTAAGAATGATGATGTAGAGACTCATGCGTGCACTAAACAATCTAACAAGGACTCATCTAGCGTTAACAAAGGTGGAAGACCTACGCTTTATAGTCTTGAGATTGCTTTGGAGATATGCGATAGGATTGCTGACGGTGAGAGTTTAGTAAAGATTTGTAGCGATCCGAAGATGCCGAAGAAGACTGCGGTGTACGAGTGGTTGCTACGCCACAAAGAGTTCGCGGAGATATACGCGCGCGCAAGAGAAGACCAAGCTGACACGTTGGCTGACGAGATTCACGCAATCAGTGACGAGCTACCACAACAGATCGTTGATGACAAAGGCAAGACTCGTTATGACTCAGCTTACGTTCAATGGCAAAAGAACAGAGTTGACGCAAGGAAGTGGGTGGCCGCGAAGCTCAAACCTAAAAAGTATTCAGACAGAATCGCACACGTTGGTGACAACGAATCAGACGCGATCAACATCAATGTCAACATCTTTGACGAAATGATTAAGAACCTCGAACTAAAGAGACAAACAAAATGAGTGACCTTATAAACGGATTATGGATTCTATTCGGCATGGTGACCGCAGGATTCCTTTACTTCATCATTGCTGACTACTTTGATAAATGAGCTTCGAGAAAAGAAAAGCTGACGCGTTCTTAACTATTGAGCTCAAGAAAGAGATTAAGTCGTACGAGCTAGATGATGGACAACTTGATGAGAAGCAGTACGCAAAGATAAGAAAGCTCGTAGGTTACGAGTTAGATAAATCGACAGGAGAGGTCGTAAAGTTATTTGATGAATGATGTTGTTGAATTACTTAAAGACAAGGAAGTAGAAGCGCAGTTTAAGTCATTGCCTATTGCTAAGCAGATAGCGATAGCTTGGCGCATGAAGTGGTTAACACAAGCGCATGATCACCAAATACTTCCGCACGGTGATTGGGCGATATGGTTGCTATTAGGTGGTCGAGGTGCGGGGAAGACTAGAACGTCTGCTGAGCAGATAGGATGGTGGGCTTGGGAACAGCCTAACACACGATGGTTAGTATCCGCACCGACAGCCATGGATGTACGCGGTACATGTATCGAGGGTGAATCAGGATTGCTTAACGTGATACCTGAGATCCTTATTGCAGACTATAACAAGTCATTGCTCGAGATCAAGCTGACGAACGGCTCATTGATTAAAGGCATATCAGCGTCAGAACCTGATCGCTTCCGCGGCGGACAATACCACGGCGCATGGCTAGACGAGTTAGCGGCTTGGGATTACTTGCAAGAAGCATGGGACATGATTATGTTCTCAGTGCGTTTAGGTAAAGAGACAAGGATCATCGCGTCAACGACACCACGTCCTAAAGACTTGATCATTGACTTAGTAGGAAGAGCTGACGATGGCTCAGGTGAAGTTGTTATGTCGACCGCGTCAACGTACGCAAACATAGACAACCTAGCACCAAGCTTTCAACAGCAGATCTTGCAGTACGAAGGCACGAAGCTAGGTCGACAAGAGATCTATGCCGAACTGATTGACCCTGAAGAGGGTGGCATTGTTAAAAGAGATATGTTTAAGTTATGGGATGCGAAGAAACCGTTTCCTAAGTTTGAATACATTATACAGAGTTACGATTGCGCATACACAGAGAAGACGATCAATGACCCAACAGCATGCCTAGTGTTTGGATTGTTTAAGCCAACAGACGGACCCATGTCAGTGATGCTGATAGACGCATGGCAAGAACGCATGCAGTATCCTGATCTAAGACGAAAGGTTAGAGACGAATATGAAGTTAGTTATGGTGCGGATAGCGAGTCCGACACAGGAGAGTTTGTCAAAGGTAAGCGAGTTGATCTCATACTTGTCGAGGATAAGGCGAGTGGAATCAGTCTCATACAAGATATGCAACGGGCACATTTACCTGTGCGAGCTTACAATCCTGGTCGAGCCGACAAAGTGCAACGACTTTCCATTGTCGCAAACATTATCTCTCATGGAAGAGTGTGGATTCCCGAATCGTCAGTACGTCGAGGATATGTGCGTGATTGGGCTGAGGGCTTCGTATCACAGATTTGCTCATTTCCTGAAGCTACGCATGACGACTATGTGGACGCATGTACGCAAGCGCTTCGGTATCTAAGAGACGCAGGCATGTTAGAGATTGATCCGAGACCTTATGACCCGTCAGAGGATTATGCAGACGCACACGGTGGATACACAGAGCGCGTGAATCCTTATGCGATATGAAGATTGCAACACCGTGCAAACAGATATGTGAGCTAGATAACGAAAAACAAATATGCAAGACGTGCAAGCGCACAGAGGACGAGATAGCAAGTTGGTTAGATTACACACCAAGCGAACGCAAAGCTGTAATGAAACGTATTAAGGACTTACATGGGTCTAGCAAAAGCAGTAGGTAAGAAGTTAGCTGAGAAAGCGACGCAAGGCGCATTAGAGTCTGTCGCCAAGAAAGCGCCACGCATGTCCGAAGCGTTGAACCCGCATGTAGGCAAACGTCTCTACATTACGCAAGCAGATCGTACCGCACTGAATTATCCTGAAGGTTTACTCGGCGGACCAGGCTATGTTGAGTTGGCAGGCATTGACCCTAAATACAAAGACATTGCATGGGCAGTCCAATCACCTGGCGTTGCAAAGACACTCGTAGGTTCAATGGCACGCAATCCTGAAGAAGCTGTATTCGCAAATCTTATTGGCTCACCCGAACAACATAGATCAAACAAAGTCGTATTCGACAGAATCATGAAGCGCTTTGAGAAAGCTGTAGAAGAAGACAAGCTCACGCCTGAACTACACGCAACCATTAACAAACGTCTCGCTAATATAAAAGATCCAAAGACAGGTAAGTCATTCTTTCCTGAAGACGTAGACATCCTATCACCTGAGTTTAGTCAACACGCAAACACATTCCATCAGCGTGCATTTATTGCTGACATACTTGCAGGCAAAGGTGTTGGCGGTAAAAAGGGATCAATCATTGACTACCCACAAGTCATTAAAGAAACCACTGACCCACTCTTACTAGAAGCAAAGACAGGTGACATCGGTGACAGACTATTCTCGTTATCAGGTAACATTGAAGAAAGGCCTGAGCTTCACCCTGCATTCCATTATTCATTAAGTGGTAAAAAAGAATCCGAAGCATTCAATCCTGCTCCACAAGGTATCGTCCTTAAGAACTTTACCAAAGACTTTACAGAGAGAACAGGAAGACTCCCAACATACTATGACCTCACACGCGGTTATGCTCCGTCAGAGAAGATCACAGACGAGATGCTTGAGCGTATGTACAAAGAAGGTTACGCAGGCGGCGGTAAGGTAAGTCTAGGTAAACGCATAGACAACACAGAAAAAGAAACAGGATTCTTAGGTGAGATCCCAACGCCAAGAGGCGAATACATGACTGAGATGTCAGTAGGTGAACCTAACACAGACGAACTGTTTAGACCATCTATCGTTCCTAACACACATCCTGCCGAAATCAATTACATGATTCAAACAGGCGAAGTACCTACAGACTTATATCCTATCTCACAACGTCACGCAGAGAAAAGAATAGCAGAAGGTAAGTCACCGTTTTGGAATGAGAAGGAAGACGTTAACAAAATCCGTGACATGATAAAAAGCATTCTAGGTTCCGATGTAGAAAAAGCAGACGGTGGCTCAGTAGATGAGCCTGAGGCTTTAAAAGAAGTACCACGCACAGGGAAAATATCAGGCAAGATTGCCGACGTATTAAGACCCGCAAAAGAATACTTAGAGAAGTACGAAATCATTCCACAGATCCCTCTCATCGGCGGTACAGACTTAGCAGAGATCACAGGCGTCAAAGGTGCACAGACGTTAGCTGAAGACATAAGCTACGGATACAAACCTATCCGCAACTTAGAACGTGGCAAACTACAAGCATCTTACTTTGATCCACGCTTAGCAGAAGCTGTTGACTTAGGAGCAACCGCACTCGGTGGCGTAGGCTTGGCAAAGAACTTAGGCAAGACAGCAATCAAAGAAGGCATGAGACAAATAGAAACAGGCACAGGTATGCTTGGTCGTAACGTTATCAACCCACGCATGAACGTCATCAAAGACCAAGGTGGTATGTTAGTCGGTGGTGAAAGAGCTTTAGACGACGAACTCCTTATGATGAAAAAGAATGAAGTTCCTGGCTTTGACATAACAGGCATTCCATTTGGTGAAATTTATGATAGACGAAATGCGTTTCCAAAAGATCCAAACGCTGTTGCACTTAATCAGTGGATTGATACCAAAGTCAGAAAATACATACGCAATCAAGCAGGAACGGAAGCCGACCCAATACTTAAAACAATTGAGTCAGGTGTAGAACACAACTTTGATCCTTTAATGGGAGATTCTAAATATGCAATGCAAGTAAAACGCGCAAGATTAGGCAGAGAACCTCACGGAATTGCTAAAACAGATCTAGGGAAAGAATATGAATATAAAGTTGATTCTATATTTAAGCCTACAAAATCTGAAGACGTTAAAGAAATCTTAAATAAATATGAAAACTTGCCATCTCAAAACAAAGAGGCTAATGATAAATTTAAAATGTCATTACTTCGCATGGAACAAGATCTTCCTGTAAACACTGCGCAAGATTTAGAAAACTTAAAACTTATCAATGAAATTCCTGATCCTTATGTTTATAGCATAGCAGGATCTAATGTTACAAGACGGTTAGGACTTGATCATGTAGCTGACGTTCTTATGGAAGACTTGCAATCAGGAAAATTAAGACCTGAACAACTCAATCAAATGTCTATTGAGAAAGCTATCCGTCGCACCGCAGAGTATGACGCAGAAAAAGCTAAAGCAATGGCAAAGGCTAACGCACAATCTGTAGAGGGCATGCCAATCCCTAAAGAATACAACGATGGATACAAATGGGTAGAACTCAAACACGAAACAGATCCCGCAAAAACTAAATCAGCTTTGAAGTCAGAGGGTGAAATGATGGGTCACTGTGTCGGCGGTTATTGCGCTGACGTTGAAAGTGGAGAAATTAAGATATTCTCATTACGAAGCCCTGACGGTAAGTCACATGTCACTATTGAAGCACGACCACAATTTAGCATGACCTTGTGGAGAAACGCAAACATGGATCTTATTAGTAGAAATCCTGAGTTAATGAAGTTAGATTTTAATATGAGGTCTTTAGATAATGACGACAAATATGGACGTCAAATGACCGAGCGTGATTATGTAAGAGAAATGACTAAGGAAATGAAAAAACGCAATATTAATCCTATTGAACCGCCAAGTTATATGGAGCTTCATCAAGTTAAGGGTAAACAAAACAAACGCCCTGACGATAAATACCAAAGCTATATTTCAGACTTTATTAAAAACAATCCAACAAAACATGAGATTGTTGATGTAAGAGAATTAGACAATACAAATCTTATGAGTGCACAAAATGTAGTTGACACAGGATTAGTTGATAAAAATACACACAATCATCCTGAAGTAGAAAAGATATTAAAGACACTACATCCTGAAGTATTTAGAGCTGACGCACCTAATATACCAAAAGCTTTCTCTCGTGCAGAGGAACTTAAATATGATTTATTCAAAGAAGCCGCGGAAGATCTAGCAAGACAAGGAAAAACATTCCTTGATAAAGATGACATTCTTAATCACTTGAGAGAAAAATACTTACTACCGAAAAAGAAAAGCGGTGGTTCTATCAACCTAAACCAAGAGTACAAACTAGAAAACATGAGGAGACGTTATGGCTGAGATGCCCATTGACCCTGAATTCGGTCGCAACATACAAGGAATTCCTGATCCTGCAAGTCAGGCACAAGTTACAGAGACACCTGACGGCGGAGCTCAGATTGACCTCATGCAGTTTGATGACGATGTAGAAGAGCTTGATGATGGTTCAGCTATCGTTCACTTAGATGAATACAAAGGTCCAACTGAAGACGAAGACTTTTACTCTAACTTAGCCGAAACAATTAATCTTTATGATCTTGAGAAGATTGGTATGCGTTACCTTGACCTCATCAAGAAAGATAAAGAAGCTCGCGAGAAAAGAGATAAGCAATACGAAGAAGGTATCCGTCGTACAGGTTTAGGCGATGACGCACCAGGTGGCGCTATGTTCTTTGGTGCTTCCAAAGTAGTTCACCCTGTTATGGCTGAAGCATGCGTAGACTTCGCGGCTTCCGCTATCAAAGAGTTATTTCCGCCTGATGGCCCAACAAGAACAAAAATCTTAGGTGAATCTACACCTGAGAAGGTAGACGTAGCAGAACGCAAACGTGACTACATGAATTGGCAATTGACAGAGCAAATTGAAGAGTTCAAAGACGAAACAGAACAATTGCTCACACAGTTACCGTTAGGTGGTTCACAGTTTATGAAGATGTGGTACGACGAAAAGAAAAAACGTCCGTGCGCAGAGTTCGTTCCTATTGACAACATCCTATTGCCATTCGCGTCAGTAAACTTCTATACCGCTCAACGCGTGACAGAAGCACAAGACATTACAGAGTGGGAATTTAAACAACGTATGGATCGTGGCTTATATCGTGACATATCATTTATTCGCGCAACGATGGAACCAACAGAATCACATTCTGAAAAAGCTTCTAACAAAGTTGAAGGTCGTAAGTACCAAGACAATGAAGATGGCTTACGCCGTGTCTATCATATCTATACATACCTAGACTTAGAAGAAGACAAAAGAACTAAAGGCGAAACCGCGCCATACGTTCTTATGATTGACGAACTTGATAATGAGATTTTAGGTCTATACAGAAATTGGGAGGAAGGTGATGAAACATTTACTAAATTGGATTGGCTTATCGAATTTAAGTTCATCCCTTGGAGAGGTGCTTATGCAATTGGGTTGCCTCATCTTATTGGCGGGCTTAGTGCTGCTCTCACAGGTGCTCTTCGTGCTTTATTGGACACTGCTCATATTAATAATTCCGCTACAATGCTTAAGCTCAAAGGCGCTAAAATTAGCGGTCAGTCTCAACAAATTGAAGTTACCCAAGTAACAGAGATAGAGGGAGCACCAGGCGTTGATGACGTTCGTAAGATTGCGATGCCTATGCCATTCAATCAACCGTCACCTGTATTGTTCCAATTACTAGGATGGTTAGACAACGCGGCTAAAGGCGTGGTTTCTACATCCGAAGAGAAGATTAAAGATGTGAATGCAAACGCTCCTGTAGGTACAACACAAGCTTTAATTGAACAAGGCGCGAAAGTATTCTCATCTATTCATGCAAGACTTCATGATTCACAAAAACGCGTCCTCATGGTACTCGGACGTATCAATCGTTGGTATCTTGATGAACAGAAGAAAGGTGACGTAGTTGCAGAGCTTCCTATTGAACGCGAAGACTTTAAACGCAACTCAGACATAGTTCCTGTATCTGATCCGCATATTTTCTCTGAAACACAACGTATGGCTCAAAACCAAGCTGTGTTACAACTTATGCAAACATACCCACAAGCGTTTGATGTGAATGCTGTATTGCAACGCGTACTCAAACAAATGAAAGTACCTGGTGTTAACGAGTTAATGCCTAATGCACCTAAAGCTGTTGAGCAAGATTCTGCAAATGAAAACGCGGCAATGGCTCTCGGTAAACCTGCATTCGCATACCCAAGACAAGATCATCTTGCACATATTCAAGCTCACTTGAATTTTGCACTTGATCCTAACTTAGGTTCTAACAACTTAATCGCTCCTAAATTTATTCCACAAGTTTTAGAGCATATCAAACAACACATGATGCTTTGGTACACAAGTCAAATGCAAGGTTATGTCACAGCTAACCCAAATCTTGAACTTGAGAAGTATGAAGATAGTAAGTTTGCTCAAGAGATTGACAAGATCATGGCAGTGGCTTCTAACCACGTCAAACTTGATACAGCACAAGTGTTTGCGCAAGTGACACCTTCATTGATGCAATTAGGTCAAGTGATGGCACAGTTTGCGCCTAAACCACAAGTTGATCCTGCTGATCAAGCGTTGTTACAAGCTTCACTCGCTGAAACACAACGTCGTACAGCTCGCGATCAAGGTGATCTACAAATTGCACAACAAAAACTACAAAACGACATGATGCAAGATGACAAAGACAGAGAAGTCAAGATTGCAATGAATGCCGAAAACAATTTAACAACTGAAAGATTGAAGACAGCAGAACTTACTGTTGACGAACTTAGGTTGCGTAAAGAGCAGGAGCAGACTGCTATAAAACTGCAAAATGTAACTCAACGTAACTTAGGGAGGTAATCATGGCAACAACTGATAAAGATCAATCAGGCGAATTAGTTAATATGCGTAAGCGTATTAATCATGGCGCATGGATTGATGGTGAATCTTTAGATGAAAAAGGAAGTGCAACAATGCCGAAAGCTAATAGCGATCACGGCAACTTTGAGTCAAGTGCTATCAAAAAAGATAACGCATGAGGTACGTTTCCGACATTATCGATGCTGTAAAAGCGCGTCAGGTGGAGATAGAAAGGTCATTAGCGCAAGGTTATGCGTCTAATTACGATTCTTATCAACGCCTTGTCGGAGAGTATGCAGGCTTATCGACTGCGATAGATATTATTAACAATCTTTTAAAAGAAGAGGAAGAAAAAGAACTATGAGCGACACACAGGTAGTTGGTAATTCAACTGATGTACAGGATGCTTTTCCTGTTGTAGACCCTGGTGCTGTACCGTTAGGCGCAAGAATTTTAGTACAAATGCGTTTACCAAAGCGAAAAATGACTTCATCAGGAATCATTTTAGCCGCAGAAACAGTGGATACCGAAAAAGCACAGAACCCAATAGGCAAAGTAGTATCAATTGGTCCATTAGCGTTTAAAAAACGCGACACAATGGAGTCATGGCCTGAAGGTTCGTGGGTGGAAGTGGGCGATTACGTCCGTGTACCACGTTGGACGGGTGACCGATGGGAAGTTCAAATCAATCAAGATGACGTAGTTCAGTTCATGTTGATGAACGACCATGAGGTTATTGCTAAATTAACAAGTAATCCATTAGAGATGAGGGCATTTGTATGATCGAAGATAAAAAAGAAGAAGAAATTATTGACATTAAAGAAGAAGTGGATGGTTCAGCAGTCATTGAACTACCTGAAAGCATTCAATCTCCTGATGTTCAAGAAGTAAAAGCGGATGAAGACAGTGACGAAGCAGATGAAAGAGCTCGCGCAAAAGAAATGGCAGAGGGTGGTGAGGTTGATCCTGACGCTGAAGCCATGCGTGAAGCTAAACGAGCAAAAAGAAGAGCTCGTAAAGAGTATCACAAGCAAGTTTCTGCTGAAAAAGACACTAAACTTCATCTTTTAGAACGACAAAACCAAGAATTACTAGAAAGATTGTCGGTTGTCGAGAAAAAAACACAAGGATCTGAGATTGCACGCATAAATAAAGCGATAGAAGACCAAGAAGGTCGTATTTTGTATGCAAAACAGAAAATTAAAGAAGCCACAGAGACAGGCAACGGTGATTTACTCACTCAAGCTCAAGAAATGTGGTACGAAGCTAAGAAAAACTTCGAAGCTTTAGAAGGTTTGAAGAAACAGTCTGTTCAACAGCCTCAACATCAAACAATTCAAGCACCTGATCCAATGGTAGCTCGCTACGCAGGTGATTGGATGTCTGAAAATCCTTGGTACGACCCTAATGGTCGCGATCCTGATTCAAAAATAGCGTTAACTATCGACAATGCTATGGCTGAAGAGGGTTGGAACCCAAAAACACAAGAATATTGGGAAGAACTCGATAATAGACTTGCAAAATATTTACCGCACCGTTATATTAGTGAAGTAGAAAAAAGCGTTAGTCCATCTACAAGAAGACCTAGAAACATCGTTACAAGTTCGGGTCGGGAAAGCGCGTCGAGTAGTGGAGGTAAAAACACATTTACCTTAACCCCTGACCAAGTCAGAGCCATGAAAGATGCAGGCATGTGGGATGATCCCGATAAGAGGGCGAAGATGATTCGTCGTTATGCAACCGAAAAACTTAGTCAACGATAAAATATAGGAGAAATAAAATGGATTCACGTTTAAAAAAATCATTATCAGCAGGTGGACGCGAAAATCGCGCGAGTCATGATTCAGTTCGTGAGGCACCCGAGGATACGTTCGTATCGTCCGAAGAACGTCGTAAGATGTGGAAAGATGAATGGACACAAAGCGCACTACCTAACGTCCCTAGTTTGAAGGGGTGGCACTTGTGTTGGTTGTCAACTACTAACAGTTACGACAGCATCGATAAAAGAATTAGACTTGGTTATCAACCCGTAAAATCGGAAGAGATCCCAGGCTTTGAAAATTATCGTGTTAAAGCAGGTGACCACGAAGGTTATATCGCGTGTAATGAGATGTTATTGTTCAAGATACCCGAAGATGTGTATCAAGACATTATGACTCATTTCCACCACGATGCTCCTCAGGATGAAGTGAACAAAGTTCGCGTTCAATCTGAGCAACAGCTTGGCGGTCGCGACAGTAACGGAAAACCCCTAGGTCAAATTGAAGGTGACGGTATGGATAGTTTAGACAAACCGAAACCTGCGCCTATTTTTTAATAGCGTAGATTTTTAATTAACTAGGAGTAATCTATGTCAGCAACAAACGCTCCGTTTGGTTTACGTCCTGCGTTCCATCCTTCAGGTTTGGATCGTGCTCAAGCACTCGCAAACGGTATTCCAAGCGCATACAATACTGACATTCTAAAAGGCCAACCTGTACTTTATGTAGCAGGTTCAGGCGTAATTGAGCCCGTAAATGCAACTACTGATCCTGTATCAGGCGCATTTGCAGGTGTAGAATGGACAGATACAACAGGTAGACGTCGCGTATCAAACTATTGGCCTGCTAATACAGCATACCA